AATCTTATCTTGATATTTTTGAAATCTATACAACAATGCATTTGCAGTGGAAAGAGAAAGGATTCCCAGCAACTCAACGCCACACCAACAAAGCAGGGGCTACGAATAACTCCAAACATCCATTGGCCCAGCAAGTAGAAACATGGTCAGAAAAGAAGACTAAAGCTTTGGATATGCTTGGTCTAACTAATAAATCTAAATCAGGGAAAGTTGTCACTGGTGGTTCTTCTGTGGGTAAAAATGAAAAATTGGAGAAGCCTGTTGAACAGCCTAAAGATGAATTAGCTGAACACAGGAAAAAGTGGCGGAATTCTACATGATTGAACGCGGAGTGAATTATGCAGATATATTCGCTAAGAAAGTAAGAAAAAACCCTAAGAAGTTTCCCAACACTATCAAGTTAATGGTGGATCGTTGGTATAAGTGGAAAAAAAGAAAAGATATTTGGTTTGATGTAGACCGAGCAAATGAAATGATGGATTGGGTTGAAACTTTTGTTCGGCACACAAAGGGAAGTCTTGCTGGACAGCCGTTTATTTTAGAAGACTGGGAGAAATTTGCTTATTCTTGGATATATGGATGGGTGCATTATAACGAAGCTGGTAAAGTAGTTCGTGTTACTAGAGAGTCTTATATTCAAATTCCTAAAAAGAATGGTAAGACATTACTTGCGGTTGGTGCTCTTGGATACTCCATGTATGGTGAAGGTGTTCTTAGTGCGGATTGTTATTGTTGTGCTAGTGACTTTAGCCAAGCGCAATTTGCAGCTAAACCATTCGCAGCTACCATTCTCAATCATGATGCTTTACTGAATGTTTCTCAGATATATAAAGGACCAAAAGGGACAATATCAAGTGTTACGTATGATTACATTCACAACGATTTAGCGTACACCAACACATTCATTGTAATGAGTAAGAATATTGATTCCATTGAAGGTTCCAATCCGCACTTTGTACTTAATGATGAGTTACATAAACAAGAAAACATGGAGCAGTATGATAATTTTAAGTCTGCTCAGATTTCTCGTGACGAACCTATCATGTTTAACATATCTACTGCTGGTAAAGGTTCATCTAGTGTAGGGATGCGCGTGTATCGTGAAGCAAAAGAAGTTCTGAAGAATGACGATAATGATGCAAGCTTTGTTATGATCTATGAACCTAACAAGAATTACGATTGGACCGACCGTAAAGTTTGGGAAATGGTCAATCCTAATATTGGCGTTTCAGTAACAATGAGCGCTTTAGAAACCGAATTTATTTCAGCTTCACGATCAGCACATAAAAAAGCAGAGTTTCTAGCTAAACATTTGAATGTTTTTGTAAATGGAGCAGATAACTTCTTTGAACAAGACCAAGTTGCTCATGTACTTGTGGATGATCTAGGAGACCTAACAGGAGAAACTTGTTATATCGGATTGGATTTATCAAAGACAACCGACTTAACTTGTGTGAATCTTAATTTCCCAACCTATGACGAGGAAGGGAAGGCTATTCTAAAAGTAAAACAGATGTACTTTATTCCTAATGCTGATATTGAATTCAGAGAGAAAGAGGATAACGTTCCTTACACAGAACTTGTTAATCAAGGATTTGTCCAATTTTGTGATGGGAAGATGATCGACCAAGATCAGGTCCTTGATTATATTAAAGAGTGCATGGATTTATATGATGTTCGTCAATTGAACTATGACCCGGCAATGTCTCATAAGCTTATTGAAAAGTGTGAGAATCTTGGTTTGGAATGTATAGTGGTGAATCAATATCCGAAAGTAATGAATGCAATGATTGATGATGCTGAACGATTGATTTATGAAAAAAGATTATATACAGACAACCCATTATTTATATATTGCGCATTAAATTTAGTGGTTGTTACAAATATGAATGGAATGAAAGGTCCTTCCAAGCGGCAATCCAAAAAGAAAATTGATGGATATGTCGCTTTTTTGGTAGCTCATAAAGAAACCATGATGGTCATGGATGATGTAAGTGAAGAAGGTATGGATGAATTGATTAGTGATATATACCGGTAAGGGGGTGATTGATTGGGATTGAGAGATAGATTCTCTAATTTTCTATATAAGCAAGCAGAAAAACGAGGATGGACACAGGATTTATATTCGGGATCAATTCGTTATGGTAGTCGATACGTTAATGATGAAAGTATTTTAGAATCTAGTGATGTTTATGAACTGATGCAAGATATCAGTAATCAAATTATGCTGTCTGAGTTTGTTGTTGAGGACGAGAATGGAAAAGAGATTAGAAATCATTGGGCATTAAAGACTCTACAGAATCCAAATGATTATCTAACTGGTTCTGAGTTTAAAAAATTACTAACAAACACTTATCTATTGAATGGAGAAGTGTTCCCTATCTTAGATGGAACTCAATTACATCTTGGTACAAATGTATATACAGAATTAGATGATAGACTTATAGAACGATTTAGGATAAATGGAGTTGATATTCCTAACTTTATGATTCGACACATTAAGAACATGGGAACCAATCATTTAAATGGTGTAGGTTTAATGCAATTAGGCAAAGAAACATTAGAAGGTGTTATGAGTGCAGAAAAGGTCCTCACAGACAAATATAAGAAGGGTGGACTGTTAGCCTTTCTTTTGGGATTGGATGCTCATATCAATCCACAGAATGCCGCACAATCGAAATTGATTAAAGCGATACTTGATCAGTTGGAACAAATAGATGAATCACGGTCTGTGAAAATGATTCCTTTAGGAAAAGGTTACAAGATAGACACACTTAAAAGCCCGATAGAAGATGAGAAAACACTTGCCTATCTAAATGTCTATAAAAAGGATTTGGGTAAGTTCTTGGGCATAAACGTGGACACATACACAGCATTATTAAAATCTGATTTAGAAAAAGCTATGATGTACCTACACAACAAAGCAGCTAAACCAATACTGAAAAACTTTGAAGAGCATTTTACTCTTCTTTTTTTTGGATCAAAATCCAATTTACGGATTAAATCTAAGATTAATATTCTTGATTTTGTTCCGTATAGCACAAAAACAAATATCGCATACAACATGGTCCGTACCATGATAACAACACCTGACGATTCTAGGGACATGCTAGGATTCGAGAAGTTAAACACTCTTGAATCTAGCAAATTATATATCTCGAAGGATTTGGTTGCAGGTGAAGATCTAGGAAATGCAACTGATGATTCCTTGAAAGGTGGTGAGACTATTGAGCAAAAAGGGAGAGAAGAGGATATATAACACACCTATTGAGGTTCGTGAAAATTCAGAAGAGAACCAGCCCAGAATTTTAGAAGGGTATGCTGCTGTGTTCAATCAGAAGACAACTATTGAAGGTTGCTTTGAAGAAGTGTTAATGCCTGGAGCATTCACGCGAACCTTAATGGAGAATAAGGACATTGTAGCATTGGTAAATCACAATTTTGACAATGTTATAGGCCGTACATCTAATGGTTTATTGAACTTATATGAAGATGATTATGGCTTGAAGTTTGAACTGCATATTCCAGATGACGATGATTATGCAGAACAGATATATAACAAGGTAAAGAATAAAAATCTAAAGGATTGCTCCTTTCTTTTTCTGGATGTTGTAGAAGAGTGGGATCATTCGACTGAGTTGCCGTTAAGAATTCTGCATGATGTTGATCTAATTGAAATATCGCTTGTCACACTACCTGCTTATGAAGGAACTGAGGTATCTGCACGTTCCAAAGAGAGAGCGAGTAATGGTGCACGAAGAACGCAATTGAAAAATAAAATCAAACACTTATTGGGGGATAAATAATTATGAACAAGCAATTATTATTAGCTTTACAAAAAAGAAATCAAGAACGTCTACAACAATTAAATACAGAATTAGAAAATGAGAATTTAACGCAAGAGGAACTTGACACAATTAATGCTGAGATTGAAGCAATCTCAAAAGAATTAGAAGAAGTTGAAATTGCATTAAAGGATTTAGAAGATGAAGACGGGAAAGAGACAGAAGCAAGAGCCGCTACAGAAACTGAGACTACCGAAACTAAGGAAACGGACGAAAAAGAACAAGATGAAACGGAGACTACAGATACTGCTAAAACTCAAGTATCTCCAGAAGCTAGAAGCAAAGCAATGAGTGCTGTTAAAACAGCATTATCAACAAAAAATGCAAAGTCAACAAAGAAAAGAGAAGCTGAAATGCGCTCTGCATTCGCTAATTTCGTAGTTGGTAAAATTTCAGAAGCAGAAGCACGTTCACTTGGTATTGAAGTTGGTAATGGTTCTGTTACTATCCCGGAAGTAATTGCTTCTGAAATCATTACTTATGCACAAGAAGAGAACTTATTACGTAAATACGGTTCTGTTCATAGAACTAAAGGTAATGTGAAGTACCCTGTTCTTGTTAAAAAGGCTGCAGCTAATGTAAATAAGAAGGAGCGTACACAAGAGATTACTGAAACAGAAATCGAATTTGATGAAATCCTTCTAGATCCAGCAGAATTTGATGCTTTGGCAACAGTTACCAAGAAATTAATGAAAATGTCTGGTGTCAACATTGAAGAAATTGTTGTGGAAGAATTGAAAAAAGCTTATGTAGAAAAAGAGACTAACTACATGTTTAATGGTGATGACCCAGGTAACGTAAACCCTGGTGCTCTTGCTAAAAAGGCTGTTCCTTTTTATGAAACTGAAAAGGTTGATTTAGAAGCAGGTGGTTTAGCTTCAAAATTGTATCAACAACTAGTTAAATTCAAAGGACAACCAGTTACTGCTGTCTTAAAGAAATCTATGTGGATTGTTAACCGTGCAGCGTTTACAGCTTTAGAAGGATTAGTTGATGCAAATGGACGCCCATTACTTTATGAAGCACCAGATGGAATGGGTTATCGTTTATTAGGTCATAAATTAGACTTTACAGATGCAGCAAACACTAATGATCCAGCTGTTCCAGTTTTCTATTTCGGTGATTTTGCATCATTCCATATTCAAGATGTAATTGGGGCAATGGAGTTGCAAAAATTAATTGAGAAATATAGCGGAACAAACAAAATCGGATTCCAAGTATACAACTTGTTAGATGGTCAGCTAATCTATTCTCCACTAGAACCTACTGCATATCGTTATGAAGTCGGAGCAACTGCACCAATAGAAGGATAATTCTTATGGAGGAAGAACTTATTAAAAAATTGAAGAATCATATATATTGGGATGAGGGCATGGATGAGTCTATGCTCTCTTTTTATTTGGAGCAAGCTAAAACATATGTCAAAAATGCGACAGGTAAACAAACCGAATACCTAATAATTATGGTAGCAGGCATTTTTTATGAATATAGAGTATCTGAAAAGGAACTAGATGAGGCACTGAATGCTCTTACTCCTTTTTTTGTCCAGGAGGTATTTGCTGATGCCGAAGAGACTGATTAATAAGAGCAAATATAAAATAACTTTCTATGAGTATGCAGCGAATGATGGTCCTGATCCTGGTGAAAAAGTCAAAACCATCTTATATGAATCTTGGGGATATATTGAGGAAGTTTGGGCTAAGGATTTAGAATTAGCTAAGGCAACCGGAACTTTGAATGATCTTACTATCAAAATTCGTGATCCAAGAGGGGCTTATCAACCAACGAATAAACATTATCTATCTATTAATGCACCAATTTATAAAGATATACACTTCAATATTAAAAATGTTGCTCCTGATTTAAGGAATAGAAGAGAAATTAGAATTGTCGCAGAGGTAACAACATGAGTGTAAATATTAGTGGTAATAGCCAGCTGCTTAGGGAAATAAAAAGCAGATTAGGAGAACAAAGAACCCAACAAATTAGCGATAGAGCATTGTTAGCTGGGGCAAGGGTATTTGTTGAAGAACTTAAACGTCAATTTGCTACTTTTAAAGATAAAGGTTACTCATTAGAAGAAATCACTATTTCCGAACCAACTGGAAAAGTAGGACAAAGGACAGTGAAAATACACTGGCGTGGTCCACATGATCGTTTTAGAATCATTCATTTGAATGAGTGGGGAACGGTTAATAATCCTAATCCACGAGGAAAAGGGGCCATTGCCAAAGCAATGCGGAATGCAGAGAACGCATACCGGGAAGCGGTCAAGCGGGAGTTAAGGAGGGGAATTTAATGTTAGATTACATGTATTCTCTTCTTATCGCTGATGAAGTTATTAAAGAATATGTAGGCAACCGTATTAAGTTTTATGAATATCCGGAAACTGGGGATTTTAGTGGCACCTATATAGTATTTGATCCTATTGACTCCGATAGGATAGGTGATTATGCAGATAATATTTATTTAAGTGAAGACAGCTTGATACAAGTTGATATATGGTCAGATAACCGCAAAAAAAGGGATTTGATCGCTAAAAGGATACGAAAAATCTTAGTAGATAAAAATGGTTTCTCGGAAACTAATGGACCTGATGAATGGGACAAAGCTACAGGAGTTTTCCGAGTTGCGAGACGTTATAGAAAGAAAGTTTATCGAGAAGATTTTAATAATTTATAGGAGTGATTAACTTGGAACAAGAAGATAAAGTATATAGATCATCCACAGGTGTGGATGAATTTTTTTATGGTGAAGTTGGCGAAGGATTAGTTGCTGATTATGTTGAACGGGTGAAATTTCTTCAAACAATAAACGTAGAAATGCCACAAGATATCGTTCGGGCATATGGAGATAATAAAACGGCTGAAATGGCAGTCTCTAGTGGTGATATTGCCGTAACAGCGGGATTTCATAAAATCCCATTAGAAGATAAGCAAAGATTATTAGGTCTTGAAGTTGTGGAAGGAATTACAGCGATGGGTAGTGAAGATAATCCTCCTTATGTTGCGGTAATCTTTGCGAAAACACACGAAGATGGTTCTCGTGAATATGTAGGATTACCAAAAGGGTTATTCACTCGACCGAATGTTACAGGTAATACAAAGGGTGATAGTACAGAATTTAGTTCTGAAGAAATAGCAGCACAATTTATGGATCGGGTTGTAGATGGATTTACAAAAGAAAAATCTGTTTTGTTTGCATATGATAAAGCTGGACAAACAACTAATCGTGATGAACTATTCTTAAAAGTATTTGGGAAACCTTATCCATCTTCCACACCGGAAGGAGCGTAATATAAATGGCTAAGCAAAAAGAAGATAATAAACCAGCAAAATTCATTGTTGTAGAAGATTTCAGGGACTTGACGGATAACACAGTTTATATTAAGGGAGATATTTTTCCGAAAAAAGCAGATGCATCTGTTAGTGAAAAACGAATTAAAGAATTGTCATCCACAAAAAACAAACTAAAAAAAGTATTAATTAAAGAGCAGGATTAATTCCTGTTCTTTTTTATTAAAGGGAGAGAAAAAACGATGGCTAATTTGAAAAGAAATATTATTGTTTTAGTTAAAGAGGTAAAAGAAGGCGAAGTGATAACCGAAACTTACGTGACCCCAGTATTCATTCCCCTATCTGTTGTGTATGAAGCAATTGATTTAACCCAAGAAATGTTCAAAACAGGTGAAGATGCAACGTCTGAAAAAGAAATGATTGATAAACTTATAGATTTTGTAACGAACAAAGTATATAAAAATCAATTTAAAAAAGAAGACTTAATCAATGGCCTTCATGCTCCAGAAGCTATTAATGTACTCCAAGAACAAATATTATTTATCGCCCAAGGAAGACAAACAGAAGAGGCAAAAAAGTTCCTGGCGAGGAAAAATTAGTAGACGAGGATTTTTCACCAGCCAAACAAAAAGAATATTTGGATAAACTCGTCCTAGATATGATGAAAAGTGGAAAAGATATCAATCAAATATTAGATATGCCTTTTAATTTTATGGTGGAATTGTTAGCTGAGAAAAATAAACCGAAACAAACCAAGTCCTTAATTGCCGCGTTCGGAGGTTAGGGATTTTTTTTATTTGCATAAAGAAGGGAGGTTGGATGAATGGAGAGAATTGAAGGATTGTCGATAGGTCTTGACCTTGATTCCACAGCACTCAATAGAGGGTTAACAGGATTAAAAGATAAACTTCGTACAGTAAATAGCGAAATGAAAGCTAATCTTTCTGCCTTTGATCGAAGTGAACGTTCAGTAGCTAAATATGAAACGATTATTACTGGTTTAAATAGAAAAATAGAAGTTCAAGAGTCTGTAACTAAGTCAGCTAGACAAGAGTATGAAAAGATGGTTCGAGAGCATGGAGAAGGTTCTGCTCAAGCGGAAAAGGCAGCGAGATCTTACAATAATGAGGTTGCTGCATTAAATACATTAAGAAGACGTATAGAAAGCACTCAAAGACAATTAGCTGATTTTAGGGAAGAACAGAGAATTTCTCAATCAAGGTGGACTAGACTAGGGAATTCAATAGATGGAGCCGGAACTCGTCTTGTTAAGTTTGGGGAACATTCTAAAAAAGTAGGCAGTTTTCTAAGCACAAGACTTACCGCACCCATTATGGCATTAGGGGCAGGGATTACTGTTCTTGCTTCGGAGTTTGAAAACTCTTCTGTCCAGATTACCAATTCCTTAGGTGCAACTGCAAAAGAAACCAAATACTTAACCAAAGTTGCAAGTAATATTTATAGAGATGGATATGGTGATAGTTTAAGTGAAGTAGATGATGCTCTTATTCAAACCAAGCAGAATATCTCTAATTTAAACCAAGAAGATTTATCAAAGGTCACCAAGAAGGCAATGCTGTTAGCGAAAACATTTGACAGTGAAGTAAATGAGGTCACAAGAGCAGGAAATACCCTTATAAGTAACTATGGGTTAGATGCTGATAAGGCTTTTGATTTGATGGCTAAAGGCGCTCAAAAAGGAATGAACTTTTCTAAGGAAATGTTCGATAACATGGCGGAGTATACAATCAATTTTAAGGAAGCTGGATTTTCAGCTAATGAAATGTTCGCCATTTTATCGAATGGGGCTAAAAAGGGTTATAACCTAGATCGTCTGAATGATACTTTACTAGAATTCAAGCTTCAAAGTGAGGATTCGGGGAAAGCTTATAAAAGTGCTATGTCTGAAATGTCTAAGGATACGCGTAAAGTATTTAGAGATTACGAAAAAGGAAAAGCTACTGTTTCAGATTTATATAAAGCAGTTATCCCTGATTTAGAAAAAATGAGAAAATCATTGCCAGATAAAGAGTTTAACACCATAGGAAAAGCGCTTTTCGGGACCAAGTGGGAAGACCAAGGTGCTGACGTTGTTCTATCTATGAAAACAGTAAATAAAGAAATAAAGAATGTAGATGGAACGATGGACAAAATGGCAAAGAATGCTGAAAAATCATTCGGGAATCGTTCAAAAAAAGTGTGGAGGGACACAAAGAATGCTATAAAGCCACTAGGAGAAGTTCTTTTATCTTTCGCAGAAGATACACTTCCTAAAGTTTCTAAAGGGATTGAAAAAGTGACTGATTTTATAAATGGTCTATCTCCTGAAGCTAAAAAGACTATAGTTATATTTTCTGGAATAGCTGCAGCTGTTGGTCCTGTAGCAGTAGGATTAGGTACAGTCGCAGCAGGAATAGGTTCTGTAATGAAGTTTCTTTCTCCACTTCTGCCAGCATTAGGAGCAGGAACCGGATTAACAGGAGTATTAGCTGGATTAGCTGGACCACTCGGTATAACAGCATTAGCTGTAGGTGGCCTCGGCTTAGGATTTATTGCGCTTGATAAACAAATGGATAAGCCGATTATTAAGAGTGATATATTCAAAGGGAAAATTTCAGAGACTACACAAAAGGTTTTAACTGAATATGATAAATTGAAAACTGATTCAAATTCCTTGCTAATGCAAATGGCAACTGGAAATGAAAAAGTAACAGATGAACACATTTCCAATATTATTGCCAAGTATAAAGAAATGAGCAAGATGATATTAGAACAATTAGATACAAGGCATCAGGAAGAAAGAGCAAAGTTGATTGAGCAGTTAAATCAAAACAAAACAATGAGTGATGAAGAAAAAGCAAAGACACTTGCTAATTTTGACGATCATTATACCAAAGAAAGACAACTTGTATTAGATAATGAAACAAAAAAGCTGGACATAGTTAGAGGTATGCAAGGGAAATCAGAAGAAGAAAGACAAGCATCTAGAGAAAAAATTGCTCAAATTGATTTGACAAACGATCAAATAATGCTTGAAAATGCCACTCAAACCAAAGAAGAATATTTAACTATCCAACGTAATTTAAAAAATGAATCATCTATTATATCTGCTGAAAAGGCAGCTAAATATGTTTCTGATTCAAAAGAGGCAACAGATAAAGTTATACAAGAAGCAAATAAAAGGGCAGAAGAGGAAATATCTTCTATAGAGTATGAACGTGATGTAACAGGAAGCATATCAAAAGAAGCTGCTGATAAATTAATCAAAGATGCAGAGTATCGAAGAGACAATACAGTTGCAACTGCCCAAGATGAGCACACGGCAGTTGTGAGGTCTGCAAGAGAACAAGCTGGTGAACATGTAGATCAAGTTAACTGGGAAACAGGAGAAGTATTATCTGGTTGGGATAGTATGTATAACGGTGTGATTAGCGCCATCAACTGGATATTAGATATATTCGGCAAAAAGCCACTTGAAAAAAAGGGAACTATAAAAGAAAATGGTCGCCAGAAGTTAAAAAGACAAGATGCAAAATTAGTTGCTGGTTACGCAGATGGAACATCCTCAAATGGACATCCAGGAGGGCCAGCTATTGTTGGTGAAGAAGGAAGAGAATTAGGTTTTGTTCCTGGAAAAGGAATAACCTTATTAGGAACAAGGGGGCCAGAGTTTCATCCCAACCTTCCACGAGGTACATCCGTTCTCCCTAATAAACAAACAGAGCAAATGTTAAAAAGTTTTGGTTTTCCTGGATATGCAGAAGGTATTGGTGATTACTTTAATATGTTTTTGGATGGCGCAGGTTCTGTTTGGGATTTTGTGAAGGATAAGTTCAGTCTTAAAGATGAAATAATACCTGAATGGTTAAATAAACACACAGGCAGTCCTTTAAAACTAATTGGTGAATATGCAACAAGTTGGATAAAGGATATATGGAGCAATTGGTTTGGAAGTATGGGGAGTTCAAGTTCTTCCGGTTCTACAGCAGGAGTTAAACAATGGGCTGGGATTGCTACTCAAGCATTAATGCTTACTAATCAATTCAGTGAATCTAATTTAGATCGTTTGTTATATCAAATGCAAACAGAGTCCGGAGGGAATCCAAAAGCAATTAACCTTTGGGATATTAATGCTAAAAGAGGTATTCCGTCTAAGGGATTAATGCAGGTTATTGACCCAACTTTTAAGGCTTATGCAATGCCAGGATACAACAAAGATATTTACGATCCATTATCAAATATAATCGCATCCATACGTTATGCAGTATCGCGTTATGGAAGCTTAGAAAAGGCATACCGAGGTGTAGGGTATGCCACTGGCGGTTTGATTAACAACGAAGGACTATACAGACTGGCCGAAGGTGGTTGGTCAGAATATGTTATTCCTACAGATCCTAGCAAAAGAACTGAAGCAATGAAATTATTAGCTTTAGCTGGTAAGCAAATTCAAGGAAATAAACGTCCTAACCAATTACCGAGCGTTAATAGCGGGGATAATTCTGTCATGGAACAATTATTAGATGCCACATTAAAACAAAATCAAATATTAATGCAACTGTTGCAAAAGAACGATAATGTTTATTTGGGTGAGCGAGAAGTTACTGACACAGTAAGAAAAAGAATGGCTACTGATTATGGAATGCTTAATTATCAATTAGGAGGTGGTTGATAGGTGAAGAAACAATTATATATTGATCGAAACGGAAAAAGGCAATCATTAGAGGAAGTATTAGGCTGTAAATTCTTAGAATTAATCGTTTCAAGTCCACAACCATCTACTAATTATCAACAACAAGATGGATTGGATGGTCAGCTAGATGGATATACGACTTTTGGGCCGAAAACAGCAACAGCGAATTTCTATTTGAAGAGTACGGACATCTATGAATATCAATTACTGATAAGAGATGTATGGCAATTCTTCTATTCTAGAGATTCGTACTATATCGCAAGCTCAGACATACTTGGTCTGCGATATTTGGTTCATCCTAAGCCTTTTGAATATACGAGGGTTAATACAACTGCTGCAACATTTTCGATTGAATTTGAAGTATTTAAAGGGTATGGAGAATCGTGGGGAACTACCTTAAATGATTTTACGTATGATGAGGAAAAATGGCAGATTGGCATGAATTTACCGTTAGGTGAAGATTTAAATTATGTCTTTGTGAACCAAAAGAACTTTAGAGTTTATAACGCGTCTGATATTCTTATCAATCCATTAATGAGACATGATTTATCAATCGCTATTTCAGGTGTAGGCACGCCGACTCTAACCAATAAAACCACTGGGGATGTATTTAAATACAATAAAAGCTTGAAAAAGGGTGATGTACTTGTTTTAACAGGTGTTTACCCTTTTTTAAATGGTCAGCATTGTGGAAGAGATACAAACCATGGGATCATCACCTTAAAACCTATGCAATACAACCAAATGGAGCTTACAGGATTAACAAATAGTAAGATATCATTCGATTTCCCGTTTCTGTATGTAAACAAGTGAGGTGGAATAAATGAAGAATGAAATCTTGCTTGTAAGAGATAAAACAGATACTTGTGAAGAAATATTAATCGATATTGATTATGGTAGCTTTTCTTATGATTATGAGAAAAATACTTCTCGCCAATTATCATTTACTGTTTATGAAACAGTTTATAATCAATTTTCTTTTAGCTTACTTACCGGGGATGCAACGATTATATATGAGGGACAAGAATTTGTTATAAAACAGTGTGTTCCAAGAGTGGTAGGAAAAATGCAAACGAAAGAAATAACAGCTGTACATGTTAGTTTCACTATACGAGACCACTATCAATACAATTCAAAAGAAAGTCCTGCTGAATACAGTTTAGATAATCTAATGGAATTTGCGATTGGTGGAAATGAACTAGGTTTTTCCTATGAAATCATCGGCAATTTTCCTAAACAAAAGATAGACAGCATAAGCGCTAATGATGGATTAAATATTATAAATGACATAGCATGCGGAACATTCGGTGCTGTTTTTTATGCCGACAACAAGAAGTTGCTCTTATATAGTGAAGATGAGTGGTATCGAGAAGTCCAGCGGACATTCCGTTATCTTTACAACACAAATGAGGTAAGTGTTTCTGAGGATATTACTAATCTTAAAACGTATATCAAAGCTTATGGGAAAGAAAAGGAAAATAAGGACTATAAAACAGAACAATCTATTTCACAATCAGCTTTAAGTTATTCAGATAAGTGGTCGAATGGAGTTACTTCCACAAAGGATAGCATTGCTTCTTTTGAATTTACCGGAACTGGGGTAGATGTTTACTTTAAGAAGACTAAGCTTGGAGGTAAGGTTCATATAGATGTAGATGGATCCAATGGTAAAAACGGAACAACTTACAGTGAAAATGGTGGCACTTTGGTTCTAACCATTCGAGGATTAGAAAACAAAAAGCACAAATGCAATATTAAGTTCACTGGAACAGATACAAAGAATCCAAATACAAAAAAAATAAAGCATCAAGAAACATATAGCAAAGTAAATAAACAAGGGAAAATCGTTCGTAAAACAAAGAATGTCTATACGCAAGAAGCAGCAACTTTAGAACTAAATAATCCCGTAGCTAATGTATATCAGCAAAACGAAGGTGATAATCGCTATGAAGCAGTCGTTACTTATTTATCCCCAGCTTATAAAGAGTGGGGAAAGAAAAAGGCTGCTCCTGTCTCGAACGACACTATTACAGATAGAAATGAATTATTAGAGTTTGCTAAAAGCCAATTGAAGGACTATCCGGACTTATCCCTAAACATTATTTATACAGGAACAGAATTGGTTGACGTGAGAGACGTATGGTTACTCATTCATGAGCCTTTAGGTATTAGTTCAGATGTAAAACTAGTTAGCCTTAGGTCTCCGCATCCATATACTAGACAGCCGCAAAGTTTAACTTTCAGTAATGCACAAAAAGATATGCTTAAAATACAAAATCAATTAAAAAAATCTATAACTGATTTAAATAAACAATTATCGGGTGTAAGTAATACATTAACACGTAATTTTCCTTCTTTCCAAGAAGCTTCCAAAGCCATTGCGGCTGTAAATGGTAAGGTTGAATTCGATAATGAGCGAGGTATCAAAACCGTTAGAACTAAAACAGTTCCTGAACAAATGATGTCAATGTCTATAGCTGATATAGAGACTTCTGATATAGAAGTAGAAGCTGGTGTTGTTTACATTGGGAATGGAGCAATAAGCGTTGTAGATGAAGAAGGTAATGAATCTGATGTCATTACTCCTGATGGTGTGGATTTAAGTAAAAGTTTTGGATCGTTACCTGATGAAACAATTGATGATATTACAGAAAGAATTGATTTATCTGCTGATTATATGTATTTAACATCTCCTAATGGAAAGAAGTTTAGCTTCAATGTGGACGACAATGGAAATTTATCTTTAGCAGAAGTTATTGAAGAACCTGAATAAAGGAGGGGAATTATATTGAGATTGAATAGGATTATGAGTAGTTTTCAAGATGCATTATGGAGAAGAAGACAAAATGAAAACTTCGATATGATTGAAGTTGAAAATAATAATAGGATTAAAGAAATTGCTAATGTGATGAAAAGAATAAGTAATTTAATTTTAAACAAATCAGACTTACCAGAAATAACGGACGCTAGGCAAGACGCTGAGGGAAATATTCATCCTGTTTTAAAAGATCGCTTAGACTCGGAGTATAATAAATTGCTTTCAAAAATTAAGAAAACTATCTATGTGACAGACTTTGGAGCAGTCGGTGACGGTGTAGCTGATGATACAGAAGCATTTAAGAAGGCGTTAGGAAACGGTAAGGTAAGAGTTGTTGTTCCAACAGGTATATATGTGGTAAGAGGTCTAAAAATTCCATCTTGGGTTGAACTTGTGGGAGATGGAATCGGGTTAACGATAATTATATTACATGAAGATACGCCAACAAGTGAATGGGTAATTACTAACCAAGATTATGTCAATGGTAATAGAAACATCTCTATTAGAAGTATGACCTTGGATTGGAATAAATCCAGAAAAGGCGGAGTGGCTGCCCCAGGAGGACAACATGCAAGTTGTTTGGCATTAGCGAAAGTGAAATTCGCTTGGATAAAAGATGTGGAAGGAATCAACGCTGGCCTTCACTCATTTGATATCACTTCTCCAACTTATGATAAATCACCAAACACTGACTATACAAAAGATGGATCTCGTTTTGTTTGGATAGAAAATTGTGTTGCTAGTGGATATGGAGATGATGGAATCACAACTCATTATAGTGAGTATATTTGGATTATTAACAACCATTGTAGTGATCCAGATGGTGATGCTCATGAAGATGGTGTTTCTAATAGCAACGGTATTGAAATTGATGACGGCTCAAAGCATGTATGGGTAATAAACAATTACACAACCGGGAACATTCGTGGAGTTGAAGTAAAAGCTCATGCGGAGTGGCCAGCGGCACAAGATGTTCATATTATCGGACATACATCATATAGAGATGTTCGGTCTTATGATTTTAGACATATTGGACATCATACGGTGGATGATCCAGACTCCACGACAGCTTATGATATCGTTGTTACAAATTGTACAGCAATCGAACCTGTATTTAATTCATTGTATGCAGCATTGACTCCACGAGCATTAGCGATATCAGCATATATAAATGTGAATGTTTCTGGCTTTACTGCAATCGGAGACCCTACTTATAACTATGATGACAACCCAGTAATTGCAGTTCAATACAAATCTAGAAATATAGGTCTTCATAATATAAATATCCGTGGATTCAAGAAAGCAAGTACTGATATTCGCCTAATTGGTGGAGATCAAAAAACAGACAATATTAATATAAGCAATGTACAAATTTATAAGTCAGCCAAAGAAGGAATTGGTATAGGATCAGCTATTTATCATGTGAATTTGACCAACATTACAATGATTGGCGAAAATGGTTCAGTAGGTTTAGGAAGTGTTAATTCACAAGATAGCATTATTGGGGTACACGCAGAAGGATATACACTGGCTGCGTCTATTGCTGGTAATGATTATTTAGATTTTGTTCCTAATAATGTTAAAGGCGGAACTAGAATTGCCAGTACTAGCGGCTATGCAAAAAAAGAAACATCAGCAGTTATTGCCACAACAACAGATAGCAAGGCAACGGGTGATAAAACAGCAGTGATTGCTTCTTCTAATTCTGAGGCAGCTGGAGAAGGAAGTGTGGTTATTGCCTCAAGTGGTGATTCTAAAACCGAAGGCGGCCGGGATGCAATTATCGGTTCCAATAACTCTAGGACTACAGGAAGTTCAGAAAATGGAAAAGCTATCATCAGCAGTAATGGAGTAATAAACGATAACAATTATTCTGTTCGTGGTGGATATGGAGAAAGTACTAATCCTTCAACTGCAAATACAAAATGGGAATTAGACTCTATATCAGGAAATGGAAAGTTTTCTGGATCAATCACAGGTTCTTCAACTTTTAGCGACTACGCAGAGTATTTTGAGTCTTTAGATGGTAAGAAAATCGAGAGTGGTTATATTGTTACCCTTGAAGGAGGGAAAATCCGTAAAGCCGATGAAGGTGACATAGCACTAGGAGTAATTTCAGAAACAGCTGGTACTGTCTTAGGACAGGCTACTTTCCATTGGCAAAATCGTTTCTTGACAAATGAATTTGGCGGTTTAATTTTAGAAGAAAAAACAGTGAAAATATTGGATGATGAAACCGAAGAATACAAAGAAGAAAAGCATATGTTGCCAGTGGAAAATCCAGAATTTGATATTAATGAACAATATACATCAAGAGAAGAAAGAGACGAATGGAATATTGTAGGATTGTTAGGTCAAGTCAGAATACGAATTGATGAAACAGTGCAAGAAAATGGTTTTATATCTCCTAATGATGGGATAGGAACAAATAGTGAGAATGGCTGGAAAGTCATGAAAATAACCTCACCTTATGACGAGAATAAAGGATATGGAGTAGCTTTATGTTTTATCACTCCAGTAATAGGAAGGTGAAAATATGGAAAAGAACGCGGATTTAAAGTTTAATATTTCAGCTACTGCCAATCAAAGCATTACATCAAATATCCGTTTTTCCACACAAGATGAAGGGTCGGCTAAACTGACCTTCTTTTTATTTAAAGACGGTGTGGAATTACCATTGAATGCTGTTGTTGGTAAATTAGTTATGAGAATGAGAGACGGTAGTAAATTTACGGATAACGTTTCAATCATTGATAAGGTAAATGGTATTGCTGAGTATAAATTAACAGCAGAACAATTAAAGCATTATGGTAAAGTGACAGCGGAATTGTATCTTTATTACGAAGAACAAAAATTGTCCGTCCACAGATTTACATTTACCATCTTACAAGCTTTAATCGATGAAGATATTCCAGTGCTAACAGAGTTTTATATAGATGATTTCGAAGAATTAAAAGCGACCATTAATTCTATGGCTGATGAAACAACGGAAATCATTAATACTGTTGGTATTAATGTGGAAGAAGCGAAGGGAAAAGCAGATGAAGCTATTACGTTAATAGAACAAAATCAAGTAGTTAAGCTAACAGAATTCAACGAAAACAAGCAGCAAGTTACCGCACAGTTGGCGAATATTTTGGGTAAGATCGAAGGAACAACGAAAATAAGCGAACTAACTTCTCCGCAGTATTTAGCGCACAGGGGGAGTTCTTTTTTATATCCGGAGAATACGCTCGAAGCATTTAAGATGAGCAAGTTAAACGGAGCGCTGTTTATCGAATTAGATATTCGGCAGGATAGAACGGGTTCGTTATGCGTTATTCATGACGAAGAAGTCATTCGAGTAACCGGCATTAACAACCGAGGAACCGATCGAATTCAATACCTCAATCCTCCGTATGTGCGGTCAATGAAAGTTGACGGGTTATTGCCGAATTACCCAGCGCAGCCAATCGCTTATTTGGAAGAAGTGTTTCAGACGTTCGGTAATAAAGTTAATTACGCAATCGAATCGAAGGACAGAAGAAGCGCCGAGGCAATAGCGAACATGGCGGAAGCTTATCGCCTGCAGGGACACGTATTGATTCAGTCGTTCAGCCAAACGGAATTGAATGCGATTAATGACCGCGGATTCGATTTATTGCTACTAAGCGACAACGTAACAGATACCGAAGCATTACTCGACAATAACATTAAATACGTCGGCTGCAGTACGAGCGTAAGTGATTCATACGTAAGTATGCTGAATAATGCTGGAATTAAGGTTTTGGTATATACCGTAAATCATCAATATTTAGCGAAAAAGTATATTGCGCTTGGAGCATTCGGAGTATTTAGCGACGATCCTTTTTACGTATCAAATAATTATCCGACGAGAAAAGATGCGCCGTTTTCCGAAAGAGTATTTAGCAGCGGATTTATTCCACACTACGCAGAATACCGCGGAGGATTTACGAGTGATTATCGCTGGGGCTTCTTAACGAAAAGTGAAGACAGGGATTTCGTGCTACAAGGTTGGGCGGGTGAATTGCCGGATACCTTTACGATGACTCTAAACGCAAGCTTTATCGAAAGGGCTAACGGATGGGGAAGTATTGCGATTTGCACGCCGATTGACTACTTCGACGATAACAAAACGACATTGTCAAACGGGTATCATTTGCTGTTTAGTCCGAAAGGTATTTCGATTTATAAAGTGAAAAGCGGAGTAGGTACGTCGCTAGCGATTTCGGCGGAAATAGGCAATCTGACCGACGGAGCAACGAAAAACTTCACCGTTACAGTTAGCGCAACATCAATAACGTTTAGTACAAACGACGCAACCATCACTGTTAACGATTCAGAATTTCGTAATGGCTTTTTGCATTTCGGAAGAAAATGGGGAACTGTTTCCTTTCAAAATGTTCTAATTTCTTAAGAAGGTAGGGCGAATGTATGGGAATATTTCACCAGAATATTGATCCGGTTTATTTAATTAAACGCGCAGGAACAGCGGAAGACCCGTTCGTTGAGTTGAACGAAACCAAAACGGTTAAATACGGCAAGGTTCGCTTAGTGGAGTTTCCGGATTTTAATTCCGTGTTCAAAGCGGTCAGCCAAAGCGGAGTGGAGTTTAATGCTACTACAGAAGAAATTCCGAAAGAAACGGAATATCGTGTCGATTATATCGCAGGGTTGGATACAACTGTTCAGTAACTAAATAAAAGTAACACAAGGATTCTTCTACAAGGAAGAGTCTTTTTTTATTACCTTTAAGGAGGTGAGTCCATGATTACAGAGAGAAAAGGGGGATGGGAAAATGCCAACGCAACAGGAGGTGCAAGTTGATGTGGACATCTGGAAAGAGTCAGTACAGAGTGAGTTAAAAAGGTTAAAAGAAGTTCAAGACAAAGACCATGATAGGATAGACAAATTGGAAAGAAAAACAGACATTCATGAACACGACATCAAAGATATTAAAGAAACATTAAGAGAAATTAATGAGGATACGAAATGGTTACGGCGATCGATTACTAATGCACTCATTGTTGCGTTAATCGGTGGAGCAGTAGCCATTTTTTATGCAGCAATTAAAATTGGAGGATGATTAAAATGGATAGAGGAACTATTATTAGAACGATTGTATTATTTATTGCTTTAGTGAATCAATTTTTAGTTAGTTTTGGGCTTTATGAAATACCAGGTACAGCGGAGGAACAAACAGCATTTATTTCCGCAGTATTTACGTTTGTAACAGCTGTAATTGCTTGGTTTAAAAATAATTATGTAACTGCAAGAGGTAAAAAGCAAAAAGATTTATTAGTTGCTCATAACCTAGCTAAAAATCAATCAAAAACAAAGTAAGAGTGGCTTAACAGCTGCTCTTTTTTATTGAGGTGATAACAGTGTTTAAGAAAATTAAATGGTTCTTTAGCAAAGTAGACAAGAAAGAAATTGAAATTTTATTAAACGAAAAATATTAAGGAGTGTGGATAATATGAGTTTGAAAACATTGCAAGATAAAGCTGTAAAACGCATGGGTTCTGGAATGAAAGCAATTGTTGTAACAAAAGTATTAGAGATCATTAAAGAAGCGTATGATGAAGGAATTTACGTTCTAATTACAGACGGCTATCGTTCATATGCAGAACAAGATGCCTTATATGCACAAGGAAGAACAAAGCCTGGTAAAATTGTTACAAATGCAAAAGGTGGACAATCTAATCATAATTTTGGTATTGCTGTAGACTTTTGCTTAACAAACAAACAAGGTACAGCAGCATACTGGACGGTGAACAAAGACTGGAAACGTGTTGCAGCTATTGCGAAATCTAAGGGATTTGAATGGGGTGGAGATTGGACTAGCTTTAAAGATAATCCTCATTTGGAGTACACTGGTAAAATAACAGTGGCACCAGAGGAAACCAAAGTTGGTTCAGAGATTGTTACAACTCCATCTGTATTAGAAAAAGGAGATAAAGGAACTGCCGTTAAAAAGTTGCAACAAAAACTAATCGATAAAGGCTTTAAGCTAACGAAATATGGTGCAGATGGTCATTATGGAGATGAGACAGTTAATGCAGTCAAAGCTTTTCAGAAAACTGTAAAAATAACAGTAGATGGCGTATATGGTCCTGTCACAGCTAAAAAGTTAGACGAGTATAAGAAGCCGTCCACATCAAATAAAGCGAATAGAGAAGCTATAGTACCTTATCCTGGGCATTTAATAAAAGTTGGAAGTAAAGGTAAAGATGTGGAGCGTATTCAACGTGCGGTAGGAGTAACAGCAGATGGAATCTTTGGTAATGCTACTAAAAAAGCTGTACAAGCATATCAAAAACGACATGGATTAGACGTAGATGGCATTGTTGGTAAAAACACTTGGAATAAGATGTTTTAATAGAGAGTATACTATAATCGTTCACATTAAATGAACACCTCGAAAATCCCTGCTCTTCGGAGTGGGGTATTTAATTAATATAAAAAAGCCCTTAAATTAAGGGCTTAATTATATTGTCTTTCCTTTTGAGCTTCAGAAGCAAATCTAGATTTAATCATATTGTTGATTTGGTTGGTAGAATTAGAAAAACTAATATTACGTTTAATAAAATCAAAGTTGTAATCATTAAGCAATTCAATGAATGCACTATTTAGAAATGAAGTGTTTATTGCATCAATACCATCAAAAGAAATAACTACCTTATTACCTTCTTGAAATTGTTTAACTATTTGTTTATAAATTACCATTCCATCATGATTAGAATATACTTGATTTGTATAATCTTTTATTCGAATATTTACCAATCGTCCTCCCATGTAAATTCTTCCTCCTCTATATCGAAAATGTCATTTTCGTTTGTGTTAAATACTAATTCAATTAATGTTCCAGGATAATAACCAAGTGCTTGCCTTGGTCTATATTGTATACTATCATTGACATTTTTACATGATAATATACCCCCTAAAGAATGTATATAAACAGAACCTTTACCGTTAACAACAACATTATGAATTAAATTATCCAGTCCGTATCCACGATTTTGAGGAGTTGACTTTGTTGAAAATCCTCTTTCAACTGCTTGTCTTATAGCTTCTGGATCGTTAAGAGAAGGCAATACTTTCTGTACATTATAGGGAATACCAACACCAAAATCGGAAATAGAAATTAATATTTCATGGTTATGAGGCATGTATTGAGCGAATATACAACCAGTTGCATTGTTAGAATGATTTTCAATGTTGTTTAATGCTTCTTCCAAACAAATCTTTACTGTTCCTAAACTTTTAGGCGATATTCTGAGTTGATAAGCCAGCCAAGGAATAAAGTTGTTTTCTAACCAAGGAATCGGGCTTCCTGCGTTTACTTGTTTTAGTGGTATGGTTGTACTTCTAACTGCTGCATTTGGATGTAAAGTTTCACCTAAATATTGATGAAAAAACATTGAATCATCTAGAAATCGATTTGGGCATTCCCAATCAGGCAATTCCCCAGTATATATCCCCACATCAACTCCTTTGTAATCTAACCAGTTTAGTAAGTTACTTAAGATAGTTACTCCAGATGGTTCTATAAACCTCGTAAGTGTCTCGAAGTTTAAAATAATTTCATTATCTACGGGTTCTTTTTCCTTATTAATTACTTTCTGCAATAGTGTATACATTGTGTCTCTATTAAGTCGTTTAGGTAAATCGATTTGCATATCTTTCCTCCATAGTTTCCAGTACATTTATCATACCATTACCAGTTATAGGAGAATTAAATTTTTCTTTGTCAATTATCGACAAGATACGACAATTCAGACTTTTGGACTTTTTGTGAACTAGCAGGATCAATGGTTTTTAAGAAAGAATTTTAATAACTAAGAAAGGAGGGATAAAATGACCGACTTTGAAATATTGCTTCAGCTGAAAGAACAGTATGAATCCACGAATAACTCCGCAGAACTTAAACTCCTAATTGAAGCCTTCTTAGACTCATTTCCTGCCGATGTATAACTGACAACTCAACCATGTACAAAATGCCGATGGTTCTATTTTTCGGTTGCAAAAACCAATAAAAATTGTATTAAAGTTGCAAAGACACAAGAAACATATTAAAAAGCCCAACTCGTTTGAGAAGGGCTGTTTTTTATTGCTTGTGATTGTTACTTACATCTAGTTTTTCGCGTTGTTTTGTCACCATCATAATTCCTGAAATGAAAAATAGTACTCCTGGAACAAAGTATAAAGAGAATGTGTAAAATACACCAATGACTAGTGTAAACATCCCCCATTTAAAACTATTATCCTTGATTTTAGAAATTGATTTCCACGCTAAAATAATTAAAGGTATAGAAATAAGTGAGTATGTAAAAAGATAAATAAAAAAGAATTGTGAAATTTTATGAGTTACTGGTTCAAAACCTAAGATAATAGCAATAATCGCTCCAATAACTCCTTCGATAATTAAAAATATAGCTGCGATTTTTGATAATGTGTATTCTGTTGTTCTGTTCAATTATTTTTCCCCCTCGTCAATCCTGTTGTATAGTTCATCTACTTTAACTTCTAATAGGTATGCTAAATCCCACAATACTAGAACGTTAGGATGGCTTTTTCCAGTACACCAGTTACTTACTGTATTTGCGGACACACCATATCTTTTTCTAAGGTATTCCCTATCATATTTAGAACGATCTACCATCCAACCAATATTACTCTTTAATTTTTTCATATTATCACCTAATATAATATTCCACAATTACTAAACAATTCCTTTCCAAAATAATTTTATATAAATCCAAAATAATTTTAGATAGACAAGCAATATTAATTTTCTAGTGCATATCAATAGACTATCAAACGGATAAGGAGTGGTACCGATGTATGAGGTAATACCGTTTAAAAGTTTTATTGCTGGCAATATCTACCCTACAATGCCTGTCCACAGTTGGTTAGATGGAGGACTAACTTTTTTTATAAGCACTGGTGGCGTATTACTCGCTTTGGTAGTGCTAGAAAAGTGTGGAGTAGAAATCAATGAATCTCTCGTTCGTTTAGTAGTAGTATCTGGTGGCGTATTAGCTGGAGCATGGGCCATCTTTAAGAACCCGCTGTTTCGTAGTCTAGTAATCGGGTTCTGATGTGTCTATTGCGTTATCCATATGGACATTAGTATTTTCATAGTCTGAAGCTTGTACAAAATAGTACTGAAGGAGTGAAACGAAATGCTCGAATTACTCACATTTCCCCTCGCCATCCTTGCTGTCGCAATGCTACCTCGGGTTGGTGAAGCTGATCATAAGAAAATAGAGCGTATTATGCGGAATATTGGTTATGGAATCCGAGGTAAAGAAGGGGAATTAAAGCTACCGAAATTTAAAGGCAAACAATCAATTGTGGACGGCCAAGAAACAATCGGGACCACATATTTGTACAGCGTCCCACTCGGATTACCGGCCAGTAAAATGACCAAAGTCGAAAGTGAAATCAATGTATTTTCAGATGGATTGAATAAGCCTGTAGAAGTGGAATACAAAAAGCTGTTAATGATCCATGTATTCAATGAAGAATTGCCAGAACTATTTCCTTATGCAGAATTGCCTTCTAAATATGATTGGAGTGTTCCATTAGGTAAAAGTCTTAGGGGAATTCTATGGCATAATTTCGATCACACTCCCCACATGACTGCTGCCGGAACAACTCGCTTTGGTAAAACAGTATTTCTCCGTATGATGATGACATATCTTATTGAACATCATCAAAACAATGTAGAGTTCTATATTATCGATTTAAAGGGTGGTTTAGAGTTCAATCGATACAAAGCATTAGAACATGTTAAAGACGTAGCATGCGACATATACGAAGCCACAGAACTACTTCAAAAACTACAATCAATGTTCGTTAAGGACTATGAATTTTTCCGTAAAAATAATTATTCAAATGTTGTTGATACCAAAATTAAAAAGCGCAGATTTGTTATTGTGGATGAAGCAGCACAATTGGCACCAGATAAATTCCACAGTAAACAAGAAAAACAATTACTATCTTATTGCCAGGGAGTATTAAGTGAAGTTGCTCGTGTAGCAGGAGCCTTAGGATATAGATTAATCTATGCAACTCAATATCCTACAGCTGATACATTACCTAGACAGATTAAACAAAATGCTGATGCTAAGATATCATTCAGGCTTCCATCGGGATATGCTTCTAAAGTTGCTATAGATGACGTAGGAGCCGAGGAACTACCGAGTAATATAAAGGGAAGGGCTATCTTTAAAACGCATGAATTAAGGGAATTACAAGCGCCTTTCATAAGTCATGAAGAGATGTGGCAAAGGCTAGAGAAATATCAAGAAGTACAAGTATTAGAGGTGAAACCAAATGACATTATCGAGTATAGAGAAAAAGAAAATGAGACAAGAGAAGATCTTGTTAAGTTTGAATGAATTAAAGTTTGCTACCAGTGAACATTTAAGGCAGCTACATCAATTAGGAAGTCTTAGGAATGCTCTTAAGGTGCTGAATCAAATGAAGGAGTATTTAACTATTCGAAAGCATAATGGACGTAATGTGTACTATCTAAATAATTTAGGAAGGGAGATAATTGGTGCTGAAACAGAAATTAAATGGTCCTTAACTGTCGATCATCATTTGCTTAGAAATGACATGTACTTATATTTTAAGCTTCCACAAGATTGGAAAGCAGAACAAAAAATAACATTCAAATATAAAAACGGACTATCCTACAAAGAATCCACTATTATTCCAGACGCTACTTTTACCCTCCACAATATATTTCATTTCCTTGAAGTAGATCGTACACAATCTATGAGTGAAAATAAGAAGAAAATCAATCAATATAAATTGCTTTCTCCAGCTATTGAAGAACAATTTAAACACAAACCTTTCCTTGTATTTTATACAACTACAGAAAGTCGTAAAAAGCTATTAGAAAAGTTATGCAGTGATGTGCAATTAGAGAATATTATTATCTCCAAGGAGGATTTAAGATGATAAAGGAACAGTTATATAAGAAAAGGATGGGGTGGTAATACAATTCCCACATTCGCCCACATTCTGCCCACGAATTATTTGTTTCACGTTGTTATTTGTTGTCTTAAGTTTATTTGAAAAGGCAAAAAAAACCCTATATATCAATGTTCCGTCACAATCCATTGTTTTCTATTTCCATTCAGTATAATCAAGTTCGAGATGGAAGGTAGTATCGGATAAGCATTGATATAAGGGGTTTGAAGTATGTGGGTAATGGGCTTGCCCACAATTTGCCCACATACTTATAAATTCATGTAGTTTTGATATCCGGATATAGATTCATCTTCAAGTTTATTAGTGATATGAATATAAGTATCTGCTGTAGTTTTAATACTTGCGTGTCCTAATCTTTGGGACACGTATTTTATATTTGCTCCAGATTCTAATAAATGAACAGCATGAGAGTGTCGCAAGGCATGAGGAGATAATATTTCGATTCCAACATGTTTACATTTTTCTTTGAAATAATCTCTTGTCACATTTGTTCTTAAATATCTCCCATCATGTTGATGAAACATTAGATTATCGGGTGAAGATTTATAATTTATATATCTTAAACAAACTTCTTTTTGATTAATTTTATGTTTTTTCATAACATCAATAGTATGATCATCCAATAAAATATCCCTTATACTACTTTTAGTCTTTGGTTTGGAAATGTAAGGTTCTGAATTGGTTGGATAAACGAGGGTTTTGTTGACTGTGAGTTTTTTATTAACAAAGTCAATATCATCCCATTTAAGAGCTAATGCTTCACCAATGCGAATCCCAGTAGTAGACATTAAATAGAATAAGGAATAATATTGATTTAATATTTTATACTTACCATGGGGTGTTGTTTTTAAGTGAAGAAGTAATTTTTTTAGATCATCTGTACTAAAGTATTTAACTTTTTCATTTTCTTCTTTATGTGGAATCTTAATCTTTTGTAAAGGATTATAAGGTAAAATACGATAATCTAAAACTGCATCATTAATTGAGCTATTCATAATGCTGTGAATTCTTCTGATGGTTCCTAAGCTATAATTTTCTACTAAGGTATTTAACCATCTTTGATAATCCATTCTGTTTATTTCTTTTAGTTTATATTCCCCGAATTTAGGTATAAGATTATTACGAACTGTTCTTTCTAATAAGGAATAGGTGATTTTTTTAACTGTAGGTTTTTTGTATATTTCTAACCACTCAATGATATATTTTTTAAATAACATATCTTCATTTTGAATCTTTATCCCCTGTGATAAACTCTCTTCAACTTTGGCTGCAGCTAATTGTGCTTCTTTCTTAGTTCTAAATCCACCTTTTGATTTTTCTTTATATTTAGCACCTTCTTTATAGCGCACTCTATATTCCCATAAATCATTTCGTTTTCTAAATGACGCCATTGTTATACCTCCTATAATTTTTTGAATCTCATAAACTCTTTCGGTATACCAAAAGAATTAGAAATTTGATCAATCGTATATCCAATCTTTATTAGTTCAATTAGTTCATTGTCCGGAATTAATAGTTCAACTGCAAATTTGTTAGCCTCAACCTCAAGTTTATCCGTAGAAAATAAAGTATACTTACTTAGATATGCTGTATTTTGATCAGGATGTTGTAAAGCATGTCCTAATTCATGGCTGCATACGAATGTTTGTTTATATTCGGGTAATTTATTATTTATGTTAATGAATAAACTTCTTTTATATTTAAAAAAGTATCCATAGATATCTTCTAAATCTTCAAAGATTAAATGAATATTCATCGCTTTTGCGATTTTAAAAGGGTTGTTCGTATGATATTTTTTCATAACTTTTTCGGCATGTTCCTTTGGGGTCAGCATTCTGTTCACCTACCTATTAATCACGATATTTTTTTGGTGTAAATTTTTGTTTAGCGATTTGTCTAGCTAGTAACATAGAACGTTCAAGGGAATCTCTAAGAACTAATTTGGTTGCTTCATCCAACGGTTCACCATCAAACGCAGCAAATCCATCTGTGTTATTTAATCCTTCTAACATTTTTTCCAATTCTTTTGCCACATCTTTATGGTCTTTATCATTAAGGTCATAATAATTACTAACTCTCTCTTTTATCTTATCTTCATCAAAACGTTTATCTACGTCATATCCCATTAACCAAGCTGGATTAACGTTAAATTCTCTTGCGATTACTTCTATAGTTGTAATTTTTGGTGCCATTTTACCAGATGTATATCTTGAAATTGTTGCAGGAGATAGTTTAACTCTCTCTGACAATGATGTTAGTGTTTGATTGTTATCCCTCATTATTTCTTTTAATCTTTCAGCAAAAACTTCTTTATTTAAAATATCCACGTTATTTTCCACTCCTTATAGCTGTATTATAATTTCATTTGTTACGAAAAGCAATAACAAACGCAAAAAATATAAAAACTTTTTTGCGAAACGTATTGACTTTGTTATCGAAGGGGTGTATTCTGTGTTTACGAAACGCAATATTGCTCAAGGGGGTGATAACATGAAAAGCAAGAAAGTGCAAAAGTACCCTACACTAAATGCCTTGAAAGGGAAGATTAGAGAATCTGATTCTTCTTACCGAGATTTAGCGGAGAAAATAGGTATGAGCCCTACAACACTAAGTGATAAGATCAATGGTTACTCTGTGTTTGATACTGTGGAAGTAGATAAAATTGTTCATGAATTACGAATTGACCACAACGAAATAGTTAAGTTTTTTTTTCCCCTCATTTTGCGAAACGCAAAAAGTAACATTGCGTAGGAGGTTAAAAGATGCAAAACAAAATAGAAATTACTCTTCCAGAAGATGTTTTAAGAAAATTGGTTAGTGATGAAGTTTCACGAATCTTAAAGGAAAAGGAGGAAGTTGGAACTATTTGGGATATGCAAAGACTGTGTAAAGAATGGTCACGATCTGATGAATGGATTAAAAACAACTTCCTCTATGAAATGGTTGATAAACAAATAGCCATTAAAGAAGGCAACAAGTGGATGTTTAGAGCAAAAGAAGCAAAAGCATTTATCAATGATTGGTTTATGAAAAGAACTAGTTAAATCACAATACTATCCAAAGCGCTGTGAACCGAGCCAAGCAAACATACTTAGAAAGAAGTTGGCACATCTCAGTAATAAAGAAAGCAGATTAATTTTGAGTTAATAGGAGTTGAGAGATTATGAAAATTAAGCTATTAAAAATAGCACCCTATATAGCAATTATGGGAGTAATTGCATACAGAGTGCTTCACAAAAAAAGTAATTATAAGACTGAAAAAATAGAAGGTTTAAAGTTAAAACTAAACCTTTAGATAGCCTTTTTCTTCTAATTTTTCAAGAACAGCTAACAAAACACTCGATGAATAACCAGTAGCTGTTTCAATAGTAAAAGATAATACATTGTTTAGGTAATCTTCATCATTTGATGAAATCAAAGAGGAAACTTTCTTATCAATAAGGTCTTGATTGAAATGTTCTCTCGCAACTTCTTGACTTGCATCTTGAACAATTTTCTTTAATTCACTTTTCATAAATATCACCTCCTTTCGTACCAAGTCTGTCTGGGGAGACAAGACTATTGTACCAAATGGAAGTGATAGGAAATAGACAAATTTGAGAGGAGAAACAAAATGAGCAGAGACACAGAAAAGAACGAACTAGTATTTGTTAAAGGAAATGAAGTAGTCACTGATAGCTTAACTATTGCAGAAATGTTTGGTAAAAGACATGACCATGTATTGCGAGATATTAAATCACAAATCGAATTAGCTGGTGAGGAATTTTCATCCCCCAATTTTGGGGAGTCAAAATATGAAGCCAGAGGAAAAGAATATCCAAAATATGATTTAACAGAAGAAGCATTCACATTAGTTGTGTTTAGCTACAACACTAAAGAAGCTGTTCAAACAAAAATAAAGTTCATACAAGAGTTCAAGAGATTGAAAGAAGAACTAAGAAAACCCAAAGTACTTACAGATCGTGAACAACGTGTGGAAGCCTTAAAACTAACTTTAGAACACGAGGAAAAGCTGGTTGAATACGATGGCAGATTATCCAAACTGGAAGACAACGTAAGAATAGATTCATTCGAACAGAATGCCTTGCAGAAGCAGATTAAGAAGCGTGTTTACAAAGTATTTGAAACAGCCAATCCGAATGGATTAGACCTAAAGAAATTGTTCCCTTGCATCCACAGAAACTTTAGAGATGCGTTTGGAGTACCTACCTATCGTGATTTAAGGAAGTTAGATTATGAAGAAGCCATTTCATGGGTGAAGACATGGAGACCATTAATTTAAAGGGGTGAATCGCTTGTTATATGTCAAAGCAAAAATCAATGATCAAATCGAAATAAAAGTGGATTTATACGAAGATGAAATATTTACTAGCTGCGGTACTTGCGGAAAAGAAATGGAAGTTGAGCCGGAAGAAATTGCAGAAATAATAAAAAGCGATTCCGATTTTGTTGGTACTACTTATTACTGCAAAGATTGTGGACTACCAAAAAAGAAAAGGAAGTGATCTAAATGAAAATCAAACCAGCTGAATGGTTAAAGCTAAATTCAGAAGAAAAGCAAAATCTACTTAAAGCTAAGAAGAGTGTGAAGTAGATAAATATCGCGAAGGAGTGAAACAAGTGAAAAATAAACCAGACAAATGTGAAGAATGTGGGAAAATCATTGATCACATTCAGACTGGAGAACCTCGATGGTGCAATGATTGTCAATAATATAAAGTCACAGTACGAAACTACACCGACAAAAGTCGGTACTCTTTTTACACAATGTGCGAAAAAAGACGAACGAATCAATGAATATTTTAAGGAGGTGAGCATAGTGAGCAAAGAAATTATCAACGCAATATTTGACGGTGATCTACATACAAGGCTTAAAAATGTAGAGTTCTCCACAAGTCCAAGAGAAGTAATCACAGTAGGCGAAATGATGGAAGGGATTGAATGAAATGAAAGCAGCACAAATGAGGATTAAATCTAAAGAAAATAGTTATAAGGTAGCAATTTCAATGCAAGATCAATTTATTACCCAAGCGAATACACAAATTGAAGGAAGAGCAAGTCAGGGTTATTTCGATGCTCAAATACAAGTTGTTAGTAACCCTATTTGGAAAGATTATAGCCTTACTGAAACAGTAATCAAACACTATACAGATTTAGGATTTCAAGTTGAAGTAAAACCATATGTACATTCATTAAAATTTATAATTTCTTGGGCGGAAGGTGATGGAACATATGAATAATGAGTTCAAAGTTGTGGGTTCGGAAGTCATTATTTATGTTAAATGCCAAAACAAAACTTTAGAGACAATGATTGAATATGAAGATTTAGAATTAGTAAAAAGTTTCCCAAACACTTGGTATGCAGAATGGATCCAGCGAAGAGGCGTTTATGTAGTAGTAGGAAATTTAGGTTCAGGGATAAGTCGTCATAGAGTTTTATTACATCGATGGATTATGAAACCTGAAAATAATCTAGTTGTAGACCATATATACCATAACACGTTAGACAATCGCAGAAGAAATTTAAGGATTCTAACAAACGGAGAAAATGGACAAAACAGAAAAGGAAAAAACAAATCAAATTTCACCTCAAAATATAGAGGAGTAAGTTTTAGAAAAGATATTCAGAAATGGTCTGCTTATTTAACAATAAATAGAAAAAGAATACATGTCGGTACTTTTGATACAGAAGAAGAAGCGCGATTTGCAAGTGAAAAGGCACGTAAACATTTTATGCGATTTTCAAAGGAGGTTATTTAAATGGATCATCCAATAGTGTCACGTATCATGGCCACTGGATATCCATCAAAAGATATCGAGCCGCAGGAAGAAAAACCAAAGAAAGTTGCTTGTAAGGATGTTTATGGAAATGTGGTTTTTGTTGGAGAAGATGTTTGGATCCATAACGGACAAGTTATTCCAGATGATAGGTTAGAAGAATACTTGATTGAATTTTTAGGGTTTGACAATAAGAAAGCAGAAGTGGAGGACGAGCTATGAAACAAGGTAAGAATCCGACTAAAAAGCAAAAGATACACATTAAAAGTTATGGGTTAAATCCTGACAACTGGTTGATTTATAAGAATGCTGGTGATCAAGTTTCATTGATTCATAGATTTACAGGGACGACAAGAAAAATCCCAAAATAAAAGACCCGTGTTGGCGCACGAGTCAAGCGACTTTCAAACAAATAGTTAAGTACATGATAGGACATATCGTTTTAAAAATCAAGGGGAGGTTATAAGGTGCCATTCTTTAATGCGGAAGATAAAACAATATATAGCCCAGTTAATCCAGAGTTAGAAGAACTTTATAACTTTTTAGAAAAGCATCAAAAACTAATGAGTGGTAGTGCTTTTTATGACCAACTCATTGCTATATATCAAAAATTAGATAAGAAATCTAAGGAGGAAGAATAAATGCGTTTAGATAGTATCTGGGATACAGAAAAAGGAGTAAATGATTATCCAAAAGTAAAAGAGTCTTTACTTAAACGTTTTGGAGTTAAAAGCATGTACGACATTAGATTGAATAATTTTTGTGAGGATTATTCCAAAAACAGTGGTTATGGCACTCATGTTTATTATGGGAAGTTAAAGGATGATGTAGAAGTTTCAGAATTAGAACTAGCCATGATCTGCGACAATGGATATTCGTTTTTTGGTGGTAGTAGCGTGATCGATGCTGATAAAAATTTTAAAGTGGAAATTTGGTTTGACTAAAAGGAGGAAAAATAATGAGCGAATTATCTTTGCAATATAACCAGCAACAACAACCAGGAGTGTTAGCACAGTCTTCAAGCAGCAGAGAAATGGAGGAAGTAAAAGGTCAAATATTTATGGCTAAGCAGTTTCCTAGAAATGTATTCGAAGCTGAGAAACGAATATTAGATAGTTGCAAACGCGAATCACTAGCCAAAGTTGCAGTATATCAATATCCACGTGGAGGTTCAAAAGTCGAAGGACCATCAATTAGATTAGCGGAAGTCCTTGCTCAAAATTGGGGGAACATTGCATTTGGTGTGAAAGAACTGGAGCAAAGACCGGGTGAATCAGTAGCAATGGCATACGCTTGGGATTTGGAAACAAACGTGCGACAAGAAAAGATTTTTACTGTACCTCATAGTATGAAGGCTAAAGGGAAAATCAAAAAGTTAGATGATCCACGCGATATTTATGAAAAAGTAGCTAACGATGGCTCAAGACGTGTTAGAGCATGCATTCTTGGTGTTATCCCAGGGGATATTGTCGAGAAAGCTTTAGAACAGTGTAGCGAAACTTTACGAGGAAATAACAACGGACCTTTAAAAGACCGTATCGCTAATGCTCTAAAAACATTTAAAGAAAAATATAGAGTTACACAAACAATGATTGAAGATAAGTTTGGATACAATGCAGATGCTTTCACAGAGTATGACTATGTAGAACTAATTAAAATTTTCAATTCCTTAAAAGATGGAATGAGCAAAGTTGATGACTGGTTTTCAAAAGGACAAGAAACCAAAAAAGCAGAGAAAGAGAAAAGCAGCACATTAGCAGAGTCTTTCAAAGAAGAGAAGGGAGCTGACAAGGTAGATGGAAAAGAAACTGCTCCAACTCAACAAGGAGAATTATCATTCGATTGAAGCTGATCGAGATTATATGTCAGTTTCCCAGTTTAAAAGCTTTGTAGAGTGTGAAGCTAAAGCATTAGCAAAACTAAGTGGTGAATATAAGCAACCTTCTTCAAATGCTTTGATTGTCGGTTCTTATGTTCATGCGGCATTCGAAAGTACAGAAGCTTTCCAAGAGTTTATAGAGCAGAATAATAAAGCTATTTATAAGTCGCGTGGTGGCATGTACTCAGACTTTGAAACAGCTAATTCTATGATAAATGCTGTTAATCGAGATCCATTCGCTATGTTTGCAATGGAAGGTGAAAAAGAAGTGATTTTTACAGGGGAACTATATGGTTCTCCTTGGAAAATCAAAGTGGATTCCATTAATCATAACAGAAATACTTTCTCGGATTTAAAGACTACACAGGACCTTCATAAAAGGTACTGGAGCGATAAATATGAAGGCTGGGTATCATTTGTCGAAGCGTGGGATTACGTCCTTCAAATGGCTATTTACCGCAAGATAATTGAGCAAAACACAGGTTCTTTATATAACCCATATATCGTGGCTGTCACAAAAGAAAATCCACCTAATAAAGCTGTTTTACATTTTGACGAATCGAGATTTTCATTCGAGTATGAATATGCAGAAATGAAGATGGAACGATTTATGCAGGTGAAGCATGGTAAGGAGAAGCCTATCAGTTGTGGCAAATGTGATTATTGTAGGTCAGTAAAAAAGCTATCAGACACCATGGAAATAGGATCGCTGCTTTATGTATGACCAAGATGTTCCTACTCATGTTGTCTTGCCAGAGTGGATTTGGAAGGAAGCAAAAGATACGGAACATCTTAAACAACTTATTTTGCAATATATACAAAAGTGCTATCCCGGTTATCGAGTTAAGAAAGTATCAAATGGAATGGCGATCTGCTACAGGAATTAGGGGGTGAGGGCTTGGCAGATGTGCAATTGGAGCACGGCTTTACGAAAATAGCCAATGAATTATTAGAACACATGGCTACCATCAAGCTGAGCCCCATTCAATATAGATTAATCTTTGTAATTTGGAGATACACATATGGTTTTAATCGAAAAGAACATACTTTATCTCAAAGTTTCTTAAGCACTGCAACTGGATATGACGACAGACAAATACGAAGAGAGTTGCAAAAACTGGAACAAAGGAAAATTATCTATCAAAAAATATCCAATGGTCGTTCAAGGGTAATCGGTTTTAACAAAAATTATGATAAATGGACGGATGAAGAAAGGGAGGGTAAATCTCCCCCGGGTAGAATTACCCCGGGTAAAACTACCCTCCCTACCCCGGGTAAAGTTACCCCAGGTACCCCGGGTAATTCTACCCCCCAAGAAATAAATAACTTAAATAAAAATCTAAATAAAAATAAAGAGGATGAGGAGAATACTTTGAATCGAATTTTAGAGCTTTTAGAAAAAAGTAAAATCATCAATCCAGAAGACATTACAGAATTTCTTTGTGAAGACATTAATGACGTGATAAATAATTTTGGATTCGAAGAACCAGAACTTCTAATTGAAGAAGCAATTAAAGATTCAGCAAGAGGAAACGGAAAGACATGGAAATTTGTTTACAACAAATTATTTGATTGGAAAAAGCAAGGTATTAAAACTGTATCTGACTTAGAAAGTGAGGGAAGTTCTAATGGCAGAAGCAAGAAGTATCGCTCAGGTAATGGAAGAGCTCCAAAAAAGAGTAGCGAATCAATCACAGGGAACCAAGTCGGATGGATCGGAAAACGAGATTAAATACAATTGTTCGAAATGCGAAGATAAAGGATTTTACCTAGAGGACATTCCGGATTTAGATAGCGAAGGGATCCAAAGAAAATGGCCAAATGGGGAACTTAAATTCTATCTAACTATGAAAGATTGCACTTGTGCCAAAAAGAAACGTTCTAACCATCTTCTTAAATTCAGTGAGATAACAGAAGAGTTTCGGAAAATCAATTTCTCTAGCTTCATTCTGGATGGTAAAGACCAGGTAATTAGAGATGCTTACAGATGTGCTGTTGCTTACTTTAAAAACTATGAAGGTATTAAGACTAATCGTGTAAATAGCATATCCCTTCTTGGACAACCAGGTTCAGGGAAAACACATCTCCTTATCGCACTAGCTAACAACCTAATCATGAAGAAGCAAGTTAGTGTTTTGTACTTCCCATTCGTTGAAGGTTTTAACGACCTAAAAGATAACTTTGACCGATTGGAAGAGAAGCTAACGAAAATGAAACGTGTTGATGTGTTGTTTATAGATGATTTGTTCAAAGGTCGTGACTTTCCTACAAACTTTCAGATTGAACAGATGTTTGCAGTTATTAACTACAGATACATCAATCATAAGCCGATTATGATTTCTTCCGAGAAAACAGTCGATGAACTTTGCGATATTGACGAAGCATTAGGAACAAGAATTTTCGAAATGAGCAAGGATTATACGGTTGTTATCAAAGGTGATCGGAAGAAATTAAATCATAGATTGGTAGGCTTAGACAATGTGTAATCTATGCAACGGAAAGAGAGTTATCCATGAGTTTGAAGCATACGGCATTCGCTATAAACCTTGTCCTAATTGCCCGACTATAACAGAAAAAGAGTTTCATGCTGATTTAGATGTACTTAAAGAGCGAATAAAAGCATTTAAGAAGGAAATGAGCGCAGTTGGCAGCTAAGAAGAATCGAACATCACCGCATAACTATAAGCCGAACGGAAGGGCAAGGAGTGACAGGAAAATAACCGTACTCGAAGATTGTAATTTTGAGTTTTATGAAAGTGACTTAAAAGAGATTTCTAAACAATTCAATGATTTCCGAGATATAGAGCCAATCGCCAAAATGATGAATCGTGATCCAGATGAAATCATGCTGGCGGTCATTCATCTAGCAAAAAGCAAGAAATTAAAACAAGTGAATAGGAGGAAGGGAAAATGAAGTGCTGTTATCCAAATTGCAATCAAGATGCAAGCAGTACTTGGGCGCTCGTTCCATTGTGTGTCCATCATCATAAATCAATCGAAGAAGAAACGGACAAGTATTATAACCAAGATCGAAGTAAAAGAATTCCTTATGGATTTAGAGAAAATTATTTGAAAATTGCAAGCCAAATACCATGGAGTTATAAGGAGTGGGAAATTTGATATCATTCACAGTTTATGGAACTCCAGTAGCGCAAGGAAGACCACGTTTTAGTAATCATGGCGGCTTCACAAGAGCTTATGATCCTAAAAAATCAAAGGATTTTAAGCAATATGTAAAGTTAGTTGCTTCCGAGCATAGACCGCCTGTTCTTTTAGAAGGTCCATTATTGTTAGAAGTTAAGGTGTTCAAACCTACTTTAAAGAGTTTTAGCAAAAAGAAGGCTGCAGCTGCTGAAAGTGGAGAATTACGTCCAGTAACAAAACCGGATGTTGATAACTATGTGAAAGGCATTAAAGATGCTCTTAAGCAAATCATTTGGAATGATGATAGCCAAGTAGTCGATTTACACGTTAGCAAATGGTATTCACAGACTCCTAGAATCGAAGTAACTGTATCGGAAGTGAAGGTTCATGAACCCAGTTATCATCAGACGACAGCGAAAATATGAAGCTGTACAAGCAATTAATGATCTTGTAAGTCGAGGATACGAGATTACTTATCCCCTTACTGAAATTAAGAAGGATGGAAAAGTATTTGACCGAGATAGTTATAACAGAAAAATCTTTGTCCAAAACACTCATAGTAGCTGCTGGATAGCCAAATTAAGAAAAGTGGAAGGTCAATAGGAATGAACTTAGAGCAAGAAAAAGACGAATTAAAAGCAAAACTTATTAATCTAGGATATTTCAAAACTCCTGATAATCGACAACTCTATGAGCTTACATACCAGGAGCTTAAAAATATATATAACCAATTAAAAGGAGCGAACCACTCATGCAACTAACCGTAAAAGCACATTTCAATAAACAAACAAAGGACAGTAAAAAGGAATTAATCCAGTTTTATGTAAAAGGCGATGATGAAAAGAAGCCAGAAATCAATCATTTAACAAGGGAAGTTGTTGAGCTAGAGATTGAGGGTGTTGAACAAAAGCTAACATGCGAGTTCAGCAAGAGTGCTAAGGACAGCAAGAAAACAGTCCTAGACTTCATCGTAAAGGGTGACACATCATCTGATCAGTCTTTTAACTTTTATAAGATGGCTGGTTCTGATGTCACATTAAACATTGTTGAATCACAAATGAGCATAGAAGAATTTTATGGTGAGGATGACCACGAAGGCATTGAGTATTCACTTGATAAAGAAGACAACGTGAATGTGCCAAGTGACCAAATCTCTATGGATGAACTGAATGAGGACGAAAAAGAATTAGATTAATAGCTTCACTCTCCTTCCTTCGGGAGGGAGAGAATCAAAAATTAGGAGGGACAGAATTGGAAGTAATCAATGTTGGTTTATACGGAGGTAAAAGCATATTTGGAGGAAAAGAAACTCCGTTAGAAGCAAGTATTATCTCTTGTGATAAACACAAAAGTTGCTCTTTTTATAAAAATGGAACGTGCTTAAAAGTAAGAAGTTTCGGTAGTGGAGGATGTAAATTCGGAAGTGTAAATACAGTAAGAGGATATACAAGTAGAGCAAAGAAATATAGCGAATTCAAAAGAAAATGGCGCGAACATGAACAGTATAGCAAGTTAAGTTATCCACCACAAAAATTAGGAGTTATCGATGATGTTGTCGTTTTCCCATATCCGTTTATCAGAATAACCAAAAACGAAAATGAAAAATACGTAGTTGGAGAATTTGCTTTGTTTAGTAATAGCAATTCGTATATAGAATTAGAGAAATTCAACAGTGATTTAATATATCGTATTTGCTCTTATCGTCCACAAGCATTAATGGGTGGAGAAATAACAAGTTACCAAAAAGAAAAAGTACCTTTGTTTTTATCTCATTTAGAGGAAGTTATGCCGGACAAATATGAAACATTCATAAAGGCATATCCTCAATTTTCTACAAGAATTGATTATGTAGGAAGAAAAGCGCTATTGAAAACCATTAAGCCTTCTTTTGTGCATTACAAAGCTAGTACAACTTCTAGTCTCGATAGCGAATGGTACTGGGATGGCGAATTTCTATCTTATAAAAGTGGTTATGTGAGCAGTGTTTCGATAATCGATGATTACGAGATAGAGACATTTAAACTGAAACCGTCTGATAAAACAGTTGTAAAAATAACAAGCAATGACCAAGTAAACAAGGAAACAGTATTTATAGATTAGGAGTGATTCGAAATGAATCTTAAAAAATTATTTGAAACACAAAAAGTGCTTAGAGATAGAATCGGATATCAAGGTAAAGATCGTTTCGATAAATTAATCTTAGCATTGTTAGTTGAAATTGGTGAATGTGCGAATGAATGGCGAGGGTTTAAGTTTTGGAGTAAGGACCAGATGCCGAGAACTAATATAAACACTTGTGAACATTGTAACCGTCTTGGAAAGATTAACTGTATCGGATGTTATGGAAAGTTATATAAAAATCCACTCCTTGAAGAATATGTAGATGGATTACATTTTGTTTTAGAGTTGGGGATTGAAGTCGATTTTAAATCGGCTTTTGGAGAAATAGAAACTGAAAAATTTGGCAGTGTTTTAGAGCAATTCAATATTGTGTACTATGCAGTTTTTAAATTTAAAAACAAACGCTATTTTTATTCGGAATTATTGGGTAGGTACTTAGCTTTAGGTGAAATGCTCGGATTCACATGGGAGCAAATAGAAGAAGCTTATTACGCTAAAAATCAAGTGAACCACGAACGACAAAACACAGGGTACTAAAATGAGCATTATAAGCCTGTTTGATATGAATGTATGCCTCATGTGTAACGGGACTGGAATGATTGGGAATAAGGTTTGTCAGCATTGTAAGGGTACTGGTGAACCTCCAGTAATAATTAAAAAGAAACCTAAGAAGGTATAGTATGAGTTTTCTTTTCGGTTTTTGGGTCGGTCAAGTATCTATATTTTTGATTATGTATTTGGGATATAGGCATCAGGAGAATAAGCAGCATAGATAACAACTGCAAATAAGGAGAGAATAAATTGGAAAACAAACCAAAGTTAATTAGAACTTGGAATGAATTAAGAGAATGCACATCAGAAACACATACACTTGATATAGATTTAAATGGGTATAGTGGATGGATTAGAAATAAAGAAAACAAGAAAGGGGATTATGAGTATTATTTATCAACTCATACCTTTTATGGTTCTATGTATAAGCGTTCAACAGAAATACTTCAAAAATGCGGTTTTAATGTTCAGTTAGTGAATTGGGATGAAATGTAGATAACTAAAGTGAAGTAAATGAGGAGGGTTAATATGAAGAATAAGAAACAAATGAATTTAAAATTAGCAACGCTTTTATGTAAAGAGTCAGTTGTAATATACGGAAGAAATGAAAACGGTGAGGCAGACAGATGTTTTCAAAAAGGTAAAGAATATCTTTTCTGCGTAGATGAGAAAAAAGGAGAGATTTTCACTTTAAATGATGTTAAGGAAGTTCATTTTCTTTCTTTAAGCGATTATTACACAGATAAACATTTTAAAGTATTAACTATTAAAGATATTGAAAAGTACGACTTAGATGAATTCACCTTAAATCGTATGAAAAAACTTTATAAAGAAAAATATCATTACAAGGAATAACAAACAGTACGAAACTTATCCGCAGAAAGGAAGGGTGAAGGGAAATGAAGCAACGTAAATTAACAAGGGAAGAAATTAGAAATGTGATGATTAAACAAACAATCCAAGATAATTATGAAGCACTTAAAAAGTTATCTCGTACTTGATGGAAAAAATAAAAAAACTAGGATTCCTCCTAGCTCCGCAAAGCTATTATAACATAAGGGGGAGTCGTCTTGAAACAAATGTCTTTATTCTCAGATGTGGACGACAAAGAGATTAGAAGAGTAGTTGCCCGTCTATTGAAACAATATAAAGCTTATAGAGTTGCATTTCAGAATAAATTGGAACAGGATGCAGAAGGGATAGACCAACTATTCCCTATGTTGAATGATATTGAAAAAGAGAAGTTCTTATTTGTTAAACAAATTGATCGTGCTATAGAGAATGCATTAAATGAAATTGAAAGAGAGATTATCCAACGTAAATACTTAGACAATCACAGAGTAAAGGATATTGATGTGTATTTAGATTTAGGACTCACCAAAGACCAATACTACATACACAAGAAATACGCAATTAATCTCATAGCAACAGCACTTAGAATTATCTAGGTGCTGTTTTTTATTTCCCGACAAAAACCCGACAAAATAAGGGATAAAACATAGGACAAAACAGGGGACTATTTTTATTTCCTAAAAAGGTAACATTTTCTTATCAGCTAGTTATTTAGTTGATGGGAGAAGCGCCTTTCCCTTATCAAGACGTACTCGAATATATTCTGCGGACTGTGAAGCATGCTCGGTTAACGAGGGAGGCATGTGGAGTCCTAAGCGCGCTAGTCTAAAAGGGTTGAAGAACCTGCGACGAATACTTCGGGGAATTAATTTTGATGATTGTGGAAGGTGATTTCTCAATCTCAGCCATTCTCTCGGTGTATTGGGATTATACCTTATTGTTATTTGTGAACTGGATATTAAAAACTACCTTCGAGTATGAGTAAAAGGATCGCATCCTTTCTCGGAGGATAATATCTGGTTTAGAAATAATAAAACAATCATTAAACGTTCCTAGACTCATAGGAGCGTTTTTCTGTTTTGATGAACAAATACTCTAGCGAGTTATTAAAATCAAAATTTAGGCTATTTCTGTAATACTGAACACTATTATAGGATGTGATGATTATGAAACTAAAAGATCATCTACGAACTGACAACTTAGAAAAGATAAATAAGATTAGAAAAGAAAAATTATCTAAGCAGGATTTAAGGGAGTTAATGGGTACCAACAGGGATACTTATAAAAGGCATAATGGGGCTATTAGGAGGAAATAAGTATTAGAAATAAAATTTATGAATAAACTTTTTAATAAGCATAGTTAAAGGAGAATGTTTTATGGAATTTATTCAAGGACAGCTTGTAGCATATTGCATGATGGTTAAGAATGGAAAACCTGCCGCGTTACTTTCAATCAAAAGTAGTCATGTAGATTCAGCGTTAGAATTAATAAAAAATTATGAGTTGCATGCATATGTTGAAAAATTAACTGACGACCGAAAATCTATTTGGATATATAAATTTCCACACATCTTAGAAGTCATTAAAAGTACTGGGCAGGCACCAATAACAAATGTAGATCATTGGATCCTTGGTAAGTTATTCGGATATGATGAACAATCTATAAACGATTTTCTAGAAAAAGATTAGATTTGTCTATACTCAGTTTCATCACATCTAGGACATGGTGGTAGACGGTCTGAATTATCATCTAATCTAACTGTTTGACCACAGTTTTTACATTGATATAGACCTTTACCAGGCTTTTCACCAGTTGACGGCATACGTAACACCTCCTTTTTTGAATATATTCTGGATGAAAATTGGAATTACCTTCTTTTTTCCAAAAAAATATATCTAAATATGAATTGTTTTTGAATGCTTTAAGGAAATTTGTCGGTAAATGACGAATTATAAAGATTGTCCTTCTAGTTCCTTTTGCTCATAATTATATGGGTGGAAGGGAATGGTTAGATGAAAAATTATAATGAATTTTTACTATTTGTAATAATAATTACACTTTTATTGGGAGATATGCTCTTGTTGGGTCATATTTTAAGTGAATTATATAATTGGGATACTACGATAATTGCTGGGTCAATTGGTTTTATTGGGGCTTTGTTAGGCGGAGCGATTACATTTATCGGTGTAAAATATACACTTTCATATCAAGAAAAAAGAGATATTTTAAATTCTTATCCGGAAAGAAGAAAACTAGGAGATGACATTAATATGGATGTTTCTGAAACTTATAGGGTTTTAAAACATTCTATTACAAATGAGAGATATGGTTTTCTCAGTGGATATGTAAACGAAAAGTTTAGAGATAGAGATGATGTATTATCGAAGGCTTCAAAGGTAAGTGATAGTCTATATGAAACCTTGAGGTCTAACTTTTATGTTGATTTAAGAAGTTTGGATTTCTTGTTAAATTCAAAAGAAGTAAATATTAATGAACTAAATTCATTTGTAGATAATTTTTATATGCATGCTATTAATATATCTACATTAGTAGAAGATGTAACCAAAGAATATAGGAAAACAAAAAGCAAGTGAAGCATCCGAATAATCGGGTGCTTTTTCATGCTCAAAAACGGTAGTCTTTAACGGATTAAAGCGAGTTTTTGCTAATTCACAAACTTCTATAAGACGATTAAAAGAGATTATGTTTAATTATCTCACTCATACTCAAAAATACTATCAATGTTTGATTTCACATACTTTTAGTATCGATTATCTCTCGAATACTTTAACATACTCGTTCATACTAAAAAATACTATGCGGTTTGTTAAAAAAGGTTCGAGTCCGAAAATCAAGAATTAATGTATGCATTAACTAGGGTTATTGTTAACATTAACTATGGTTTCTGTTTACATCATGTATGCATTAACTATCGTTTATGTATGCAATAAGTACACAAAAGAAAAGAAAAGAAATAAAAAGAAAGAAAAGAGTGTCTTTTAAATTGCAAAAGACCAATTAAGCATTCAATTATTGATTGCTTTTTTTATTTTGGAGAAAGAAGGGTGAAGAAAATGAAAGTTAATCTAGGACTTGATTCAGAAGCAGCAATCAAAGAATTTACTCGTAATGTTTCTGAAATTATAAGTAAACATTTAACTGTCGATGGAGTGAAGAAAGTACCTCTTCTAAGTATTGAACTGGATGAAGAGAATGGAGTACCAAAAGTATTCTACAAAGGTGAAGAGATTAAACTTAACCGAGAAATATTCTTCCATTGGGAATCAGATAAAGATATTGCAGGTGGATTAACTTATTCGATTGAACATGTTGAGCCTGGTCTTATAGTTAACAGAATAGAACGCAGAGTGAAGGGGCATGCATGTGATTGAATAAAAAAATATTTGATGAGGAGGAATTAAGATGGTTTCAGTTACAGTCGAACACGATAGACGTAATTTTGTTTCCTACAAAAAAGTTAAGGTATTAGGAATTTTAATATATAAGAGAACAGAAGGGAGAGTTTAATAATGATAGTAAAAACGAGAACAACCATTAGTGGAACTGAATATTGGGATGCGAAGAATAAAAAGGTGCTCGTAGTGCCACATGGACAAGAACCACCATTTGAAGTAACAAAGAATCCTAAGTCTATGATTTTGGGTGTAGATATTGCTAAAGGTAAAGACAAAACAACAATCGATGGAAAAGTAGTAGATAATCAACAAGATATTAATCTTGACGAAATGAAGGTTGAGCAGCTACTAGAATACGCAAAAGAAAACAATATCGAAGTGCCTGGAAACATGAAGAAAGAAGATACTATTCGTAAGCATATTGAGGAAGCTCTAAAAGCAAATGATGGCGAATGAAATATTGCGACTTTAATGGCTGCACAAATAAGATAAATCGCGGATCGTATTGTGATGAACATAAGAGATCTAAGGCATCCATTAAGAAAATGCAGAATAAGAAAACCATATACCATAACCAAAACAAACCATTCTACAATTCGAAAGAATGGAAGCACATGAGGTCATTCGTATACGAACGAGAACATGGTTGTTGTCAAAAGTGTGGAAGATTTGTATTTGGAAAACATGCGCAAGTCCATCATATTGTCACCATAAAAAAGAATCCATTATTAAAACTTGATCCAAATAATTTAATGTTGCTTTGTCCTAAATGCCATATGATTGTGGAAAATGAAGATACGGAGAAAGCGCAAAAAGTTTTTCCAAATTATTTTCATGCCCCCCCTACCAATAAGTAGTTTTTAGGGGCAAGGGAGACCGGTGAGAGTGGTGTAAAACGTATCGTTGGATTAAAATTTTGAAAAATAAAGGGGGGTGTGAATATTGGCTACCAAAAAAGAACGAGAAAAAATAGTTGCTGCTAAAGTTGAAGCGGAAAAAAATCGGATATTGAAAATCATGAGGGATGCAGATATTTACA